GGAGCAAAGAAAAGATACAGGGGTCAAGGTAGATGAACTGCTGGCACTGTGGCACGGAGTTGATCTGGGGTGCCGATCATTCAATGGAAGACATAAATGATGGAGAGGAGTCAGAATACGATTTCTTCTCCACTTTTACTTGTCCAAAATGTCAATCTTACGTCGAAGTTTATCATCATAGTTAAATGGCTTGTTTAATTGCAAATTTACCCTCCTACGAGGTATGGGTAAGAAAAGAATATCTAACCGACCACAAGAGTGGTCATGGTGAGTTTGTAAAAGGAGTATGGGTTGCTGCCAAGAGTATACCAGGTCGTGCTTTCTACTTCGAGACTTATCTACCAGAGTATGCTGCGATGTTTGATAAATTACCCATCTCTGCCTTCACAACAGACCCAGAGACACCAAAACCAGACATGACCTTACATAATCTCCAGTTCTGGAATTGTATGGACTACGGAGTCGTAGCAGTACAGAAGCAGTTTATTGGTTCAATGCACTATGAAGTGCTTACAAGAGACTATGGAACGCAAACAGGAACTTATATCTGTACTTTAGACAACTATCATCAAGATGTAGACGCAATTGACTACTCGACAAGTGAGCAACCAGCTGAACATAAGAGTCATAATCTGTTGGAATTAGATAATGGGCAGTTTTGTCTCTATCCAAACAACAGAATGAGAATATATGATAACAGTATCACTCCAGAAACACCCAAGAATCCTGATTTTAAGGTCTCAACCGTATATTATCAAGTTGAAAATGGTCATGATCGTGATGGATTGGGTTCTGAAGAGAATTATTTCTGGAAAACAGCGAAAGAACGTAAAGAAAATCCAGAGTTAGGATAAATAAATCATTACGGAGAAAAAAATGGTTATCAAAATGGATAAATCAGAAGAATTTATCAAAACTGGTCGAAAATTGATTAGTGAATATGATGCTGATGCTTGTTTTGAAGAAAAAGAGGAGGAAAAACCTCAATTTTTGAAAGAAGGCGAATAAATAAACGTAATATTAAAAAACCCTTATAGATATATTAGGAAAAATATATCAAAATGAATGGCAGTTCAAATTTCTCGTGCATTTAAGGACATAAGTTTATCATTTACTCGACATCCAGTTACAAATGACGTGACTGTGTTGAGAAATGAAGATGCAATCAAGAAATCAGTTGTTAATTTATGTCGAACACGTATCAATGAGAGATTTTTTAATGATTTATTGGGCACATCAATAGAAGATTCGTTGTTTGAAACGAATTTAAATGACATTTCATCATTTTTAGAAAGAGAAATCACTGTTTTACTCAAAAACTTTGAACCAAGAATAAAACTAACAAATGTTTTAATTGATTCTATAGTTGATTCACATGAGTTACAGATAAGAATTGAGTATGAAATCGTGGGAT